CAATGCTAAATATGATGCAGAATATGTAGATGCTGTTAAAAAAGGGGAAATGACTAAGGAGCAAGCTATGCAAGCTCTTGAACAAGCAGGTAGAAAAGGTAGTGATGCTTATGCAGAATTAGCTGCTTTAGAAAATTCAAGTAATACAATTACAAAAATTCAAAAAAGTCAGCATGAAGCTATTAATATTATAAAAAAAGATAATTATGAAAATTTTATCAAACTACTTGATACTAAAGGAATTATAGAAGTAATTAATTGTTAAATTACATAAAAAATGATATATTTTATACAACATACAAATTTTATAAAAATTGGATATACTGATAATATTGAGCAAAGATTATCTGCACTACAAACCTCTTGCCCTATCAAATTAAAAGTTCTAGCTATTATAGAAGGTTCTTTAAATGAAGAAAAAGAATACCATATTCGTTTTAGTAAATTTTCTAGTTCTGGAGAATGGTTTAAGATAAATGATGAATTATTAGAACATATTTATCACTTACCACAAGATTTAATGTGGAAATATGGATTTGTAGAATATGATAAAAATCAAATTGGAGAAATAAAAAAAATTAGACTTGAACAAGGTTTATCTTTGGAATATTTAGGTAGTTTATTAAATTGTACTAAACAATCTGTTTCCGATATGGAAAAAAGAGAAATTGAAGGTAGGATTACTTTGGGTTGTCTTTCTAAAGCAGCAGATGTATTAGGATATAAATTTGAATATAAATTCTTTAAAAATAATAATAAATGATTTGTGAAATAATATATAAAAATAATAGTTATTCTAAAGAAGAATTCATAAAATATCTTAATGATAATATTCAAAGTTTTATTATCGAAAATAATATATCAATAGATGAAATAGAAAATCTTACTAAATCTATAACTGAACCAAAAGAAGTTGAAATAAAAGATGGTAAGAAATCAAATTTATATATAATTCAACCAGATGGAGGAGTTTTTACAAAAGAAGGAGAACAAGTTGTAAATAACGAACTCATAAATAAAGTACATCTTAAATCAGGATTTGTAAAGTATGAAAAAATATCAATTGTAAAGAATAAAAAACAGGTTGAAAAAGGAGCAACTCCTGTAATTAATAACTATGCATTAGTTGAAGATGGTAGAGTTATTTCTTTAAATCAATCTTCTTTAGGAAAAGAATTAGATACAGAAACATCTTCTATAGCTAAAGATGTATTATCTAAAGGTAAAATACATTTAAAAGAAGAAATAAAATCTGACAATCCTTCTATTTCTACAGACGGTAATACATTAACTCAAGATATAGAAGAAGATTCAAATAATCTTAATTTTGAACAATTTATAACTAAATCCTCTAAACCTTTCTTAGAGTCTTCTAAATTTGTATTGCCTATTCAATCTTCAAATGTTACTGAAACAGATATAGAAAAAGTAAGTGGTTTATTTCCTTATGAAGTAAATATTAAAAATTTATTTGATATAGCTAATTCTGATGCGTGGGCTACATGGTCACAATCTGCAATTACTTTATTTAAAGGAGCAACCAGAGCAGATTTATATCACGAAGCATGGCATCATTTTTCTCAATTATACTTAACTAAAGATGAAAAAGTAAGATTATATTCAGAAACAAGAGGAAGAGTTAAAGAACTTATTGGAAAATCTGATTTAGAAGTAGAAGAATATATAGCAAGAGAGTTTGCTAAATTTACTGAAACAGGTAAAATTGAAGGAAACTACCCTGAAAGAAAATCTATTTTCCAAAAAATAATGGATTTTCTAAAATCTATTTTTTCAAATGAAACAGACTTATCTTTAGATTCTCTTTTCAACAATTTATATAAAGGACAGGTAAATCCTTTGAACTATTCTACTGACAATATAATGTTTGGTAAACTAAATAGTTCTATAAATGATAATTTCTCAGCTTCAGAAACTGATGTTCTATTTCCTGCTTTAGATGCTTTGACTTCAATGTTATTTAAAGTTAATAATCTATCAGAAATTGAATTGTATAAAGCTAAAAATAGAGATAAAACAATTAATAATCTATATGATGAATTAAAGTCTACATTAGCCAAAATAGGAGCAGCATCTCAAAATGCTACTCAGAGAGTTAGACTTTTTAAAGTTTTACAGAATTGGGAAGATGTAAAAAAATCTCACTTAGAGTATGTAGCTAAACAAAGAGGAATCAAATCTGAAGTAGAGATTGATGAGAATGGTCAACTGTCTTTTAAAAATGAAAATGAAGACGAAAAACAAGGTAGAAATAGTGCAGATTTTTCTGAAGGAAGTGAGAAAACTATCTATGATTTGATGGATGAAGATGTTAAATCGTTAATCAGAGGGTTAGTAGATAAAGATTCAAAAGGGAATGAAATTGTAGACCCTATTTTTGGACTCCCTAGATTAGTTGATTTTTCAAAATATGTTGAGTTATTAAAAGATTCATTCGATGATTCTCAGGATTTAAATCAAATGTTGGAGAAAATGACAGAACTTTCTAAAAAATATCCAGCTATTAAAGATTTAATAGATAGACTTTTTGTAAATGAATCAAATGATGTAAAAAATCTTAGAATAAAATTTGTCTCATCTTTAGGATTAGTAAAAAATCCAATTATTCAAGGACTGGTAAATGAAAATAAAGTAATTACTGCTGTTCAAGCATCTACTTCTAAAAAAAGAGAAGCTGAGTATGACACCAAATCTTATTTCTATCAAGCAAAACCTACTTCTTTAATTGAATCTATAGATGGGGAGAATGTAATTAAATCTACAAAGTTAGAAGCAATAAAAAATTACAACATCGCTGAACAAAAAGACCAAATTAATTTTTTAAAGGATATAGGTATTGAAATAGATAACCTTTTACCTAATTTAGAAAATAGAGATAAAAAACTTTTATTCAACTTAAATACATTCCAATATCTAAAAGACCATATTGTTAAATATCTTTCTGAAAAAGGAGATATAAAAAATATAGTTGATGCCTTGCAAACTACTTTAAAAGATGGTAAAAAAGAAGACAAAGTATATAAGCTTTTAGTTAACCTAAAACAAAAACGACTTCCACAATATATTTCTGGAGCTTATCTAAATGCATCTAATAAATTAGAACAGGAGAAAACTCAATGGTCTACAATGGATAAAGTTTTAGTTAGTTTATCTAAATCTAACTCAATTCAGGATTTAATATCTAATCCAAATTTAGCTCATTTAAAAGGGTTTTTAGATGGCTCTTATTTAGACATGCAATCCTCTAAACTACTATCTTATTTGTTTAATGAAGATGGAACAAGAACTTCCAATAAACTGACAAAAAATAACTATAATGGTATAGCTTCTACAGATGAAAATAAGGATGGATTGAAAACAAAAACAATGTACATCAAAGACAAAGTTTTGATGGATATTGCTCTTTTTGCAAATTCAAATCATCTTACTACAATGCAGCTTTCTAATAAAGCAAGTCATTTTACATTTGGTTTTGATAAAGTCCTTATAGACAATGAAACAGAGTTTGTTAATGCAATGTATGGATATCTTTTAGACGAACTAAAAATCATAAAAGAATTTGATAATGGGAATGAAGAATTAACTAAACTTAAAAAATTAAAAGGTAATATTTTAAAAGATGGAAAATACCAATTTGCTATATTTAAAGATATTATAACTGCTACAGAGAATAATCCTGATTTTGCACAAGATGTTATAAATCAATATCTTAAAAATGGAGAACTAAAAGAGGATGTCAGAGCAGCCGTTGTAAAACAAATAAAAGACTTTTTAAATAAAGAAGTAAGCTCCACGGTTAACTTTATTGGTGCGGACTTTTTATCAGAATTAAAAGTGGATGAAAATAATAGAAGATACAAAGGACTATACAATAGGACAATACTTAAAGACTATATTCAAAATCAATTAGTATTTAATATAGAAATGTCCAAGTTAGTTTTTGGTAATCCTTATATGCACACAGACCCTTTTAAACGTATAGCGGGTGCTTCTTCTACAGGTAGAAGTATTCTATCAGATGATACATCTATAGAATATTATAAACAAATGACTACTTCTACTCAAAGAAGTAAAGTATTAGATATATTGCATTCAAAGGTTGGAGGAGAATACAAATTACAAACAAGAAAATCTGAAAAAGAAATTAGATATTTTGTAGCTAAAGATAGAGAAGTTCAATCTGATTATTATAATTCTATATTGAAATTAATTGATGAGCAAATTGCTAAAAATCCTGATAATTTAGAACTAAAAGAAAAAAGAAAGGCTATAGAAAGTGCATATAATAAAGTGAATGGTTCTGATGCAATGGGTGCTTGTACTTTAGATTTTTGGAGAAAGTCATCCGTTTTATCAGGAAGATGGGATTTTAAATCATTAGAACCTTTTTATCAAAAAATGATAAATTGGGATTATTATAATCGTTTGATGAAATCTACAGAAGATTCTGAAAAAAAACTTGAATATTTTACAGAACGTCAAAAAAATGAATTAACCGATGATGAAATAATTAATGTTGCTGTTTTAAAATATCAATACAATGGTACAGTTGAAAATAATTCTATAGCAGAAAAAGCATTCCATAAGTTTCAATTAATGCCACTTATTCCTCAAGTGATTGAAGGTAAAAACTGGTCTAATCATTTAGATAGAATGATTTATGAAGATGTTGACTACATGATGTTTGAAAGTGCGTCTAAGTTGGAAAGAGACGACAAGTTAGATGATTTCTATATAGAGAATTCTAACAAGAGTGCTAATTTTGATTCAAACATTTCTAAATATAGAAACGGAACAAATTCCTATAATATAAAAACAGGTTTTTTAGATAATCTAAAAGAACAAGTTTTTATGGAAAATGGTGTTGATGATTCATTATTATTTGGTAGTCAAGTAAGAAAATTATTGTTTAATACAAATGATTTTTCAGACTTGTATGATGAATTTAGAAATACAATTCAATCTCTTACAGACATAGAAAAAGATAATCTTAAAAAATTATCTGGTTTAGACGATGAAGGAAAAGTTACTGACAATCAAAAATTTGTCAAGTTTCTTTTAGATGAAATAGATAAAAAAACTGTCAATAAAAATGTTAAGGAATATCTAAGATTAACAAATGAAGGTAATTTTGCTTATTCATTAGACACTAACATTCAAAGACAACCTATAGAATCCATTATTAATAGTGTGATTAATTCAAGACTAATAAAGCAAAAAATGCATGGAGAAATGCTTGTTCAGGTTTCCAATGTAGGTTTTGAAAGTTTGGAAGATGGTAAAGGATTAAAATCCTATAGTTTAGAAAATGGTAAATTTAGAAAAATGCAGGTTAAAATTCCTTTAACAGGTAAATTTAAAAATCTCCTAAACTTAGTTATAGATGGTCAAAAAGTTGGAACAAGAGAAAGATTAAATCAATTAATAAAAGAAGGTAAAATAGACACTCGTGCTATTACAATGGTTGGTTATAGAATTCCTACTCAGGAACATAACTCTATAGAAATTATGGAAGTAGAAGAGTTTTTACACCCTTCTTTAAATGCTATTGTTGTTCCTTATGAAATTACAGCAAAGGCTGGTTCTGACTTTGACATTGACAAATTGAATATTTTTAAACCTCATATTGATTCTGATGGTAATTATATAGATGAGAATTTTGTTACAGAGGAGAAAGCTAATAAAGTTCGTGTATTTTTAGAGGATAAAATTCTAAAAAAAGAGGGCTTAAAAAATAGTGCCGATATATTTACCACAATTGCTTCTGAGAAATTAATAAACGATATATTTGGAACTACATCTCAAGAATTAGAAGAAGAAATTCAACAAATTTTTAAAGAAAATAAAGTACCTTCTATTGAAGAAATACAACAAAGGTTTAAAAAGAAATTTTATCAAAATAAAATAATTGAAATATTTGAAAAAGTACTTTTAGATCCTTCAAACTATCTAAATTTAATTACTCCAAACAGTACATTTATGTTTGATGAAGCTATGGATAATATATTTATAGCTCGTTATTCAGCAGATGAAATTCAAACTAAAAAAGGTAAGAAGTTACCTAAAGATTTGAATATGACTTACTCGTTAACACCAAGAAGTTCATGGATTACATCAAAAATATTATTTGAAGCAGCATCAGCATTAGGTATAGCTGCTGTAGGAAATACCTTTACACAATTAATTCAAAAATCAAATGTAGAATTTACAGAATCATATCTTTCAAAATTCAATCTTTTATTTAAACCAGAATCAATCTCTAAAAGAACACTTTCTAACGGTTTGTCTAAAGCTACTGCTTACTCACAATTAATAAACATTTATGTGGATATTGCAAATGACCCAAGAGCAGGTTATTTAAACATGGGAGATAGAGTAACACCTATCATTAATACAATGATTAACATGGGTTTACCTATTGATACTATTTTATACTTTATTAATCAACCTATCATTAGAGACTTTGTAGAATATGAAGGAATGATTAAAAATAGTTTATTTAAAGGTAAAGAAAAAGTTAATGTTTATAAAGAATTTATTAAAACTGTATCAGAATCAAGCAAATATGATTTTGGTTCTGTAGTCAAGTTAACAAAAAATTTAGAAGAGGGGTATGTAAACTATTCAAGATTTATAGAAAGTAAACAAACTTATGCAGATGTAAGTTATTTATTACAAAAAGAAGGAGTAGAACATGATTTTTCCAATGAAAATCTTAAATCTACATTAAGAGAAAAACCAAATGGAATCAATAGAGAAGATTACTCTAAACAGCAATTATTATTATTATCACAATACTTACAACTATCTGAAATATCTTCTGATTATAGACAGTTACAATCTTCTATGAATTTTGATACTACTTTAGCAAAAGATGGATTTGATTCAGAAGAAAGGGAAAGATTATTTAATGAAGTTGTAAAAAAAGATATATTTACTAATTTAGGAGACTTGAAAAATAAAACTGTTATTGCTCCTTTAAATATATCTAACTATCTGACAAATGTTAACAAAACATTATTACCTTTAACAAACTCAACTATTTTTTATAATTTCCTTTCTGATAGATTATCTAAGAATTATCAGTATTCTACAACAAAAGTAAAATCAAGATTTGTAAGAACCTTTAAAAATGACTTAATATCTTATATTTTTCAAAATTTTGTCACTCGTTCTGATAAAGCATCCTTACTTTTCAATGAAACTTTTGCACCAGTTTTAGGAGAATATGAAAATAAACCTAATGAATTTGGATTATATCTTGTAAAAAACCTCTACAAGGATTTGATAAAGCTGAGAAATGAAAATCCAGAATTGAAAAATCAATACTCTATTTTAGATAAGCTATTCATCATATCTGAAAATGAATTTAAAAATATAGGTTTGTCTTATTTCAATAAAAACTCACAACTTCAAAATTCTTACATTAAACAATTCAAAGAATTATTAAACCATCAAAACTTGGAAGTTAGAAATTTTATGCTTAAATTTGCATATATGTCATTCTTTCAATCAGGTTTAAATAAGTCATTCATATCATCTTCTGATATCATACCTGCTTATATATTTGCTCCTATTTTAGATGCTGCAAGGGAACAATACTTCAAAGAAGTAAATACTCCTGCAAAAGAAAATGCTGTTTTAGAAGATTTCTTTAATAAATTCCTTCAAAATAATGACAGATTCCGAGCAAATGATGATAACAGAGGAAAATCTGACAAAAATATTTTAAAAGAAAAATCCGATAGAGGTAAATGGTATGTATCTAATATTGATAATGTTCTTCAAAAATCTGAAACACCTACACAAGAAGCAGTAAGAGAAGATATTAGAGGGGAGAATATTACATCTAAAGGCTCTGAATTTGCTAAAAAATTAACAAATGTTGGGAATACAGTAGGTTTAACTTATAAAGGAAAAGAATATGTGAATTCTGAACATGCTTACCAAACTTGGAAATCAGGTGAATTTAATCAAGCAGGGTATAATTTAAAAGGTGGTAAAGTTAGAGGTGGTAAAATAGGAGATACTTTTTCTATAATGACAGATATACTTACTGAAAAACTAAAACAACATCCAGAATTAGTACAAGGTATTAATGAAAGAGGAGGTTTAGTATATTTACAAAAATCTACACACAATGTTATAGGTGATAAGTTTTGGGAATCTACAGGACAAAACAAATTTATAGAGTCTTTAATTCAAGCGTATAAAAACATCTCACAAGTAGTAGATAGTGGAATAGATGCAAAAACTTTAAAGAGAGGTGATATTATAGAATTTCAACAACAAAATTTTCAAATTGAAAGAGTTACAGAAGAAGGTTTTGATGTTAGAGATGTAAATACTGGAGAAGTTGATTTTATTACAAAAGAAGATTATGAATCTGAGAATAAAAAAGAACTTAAACCTAATGTAGATAATAATAAAGAAATAACAAAAGAAGATACAGATAAATTACCACCTTGTATAGGATAATAAAAACAATAATATGTCGAAACTTTGTATAATAAACACTATAAAAACAAAAATAAGAGGAAATGCAACTTCCTATATAGAGAGGGAAAATGAAATATTTATTCCTAAAAGTGATAGGTTTACTTTAGAGCAAACTTATAAAATAGCTGTAAAGAAAGTTGATAAAATAAATCAGGAATATTTATCTGAAAAATTCGGAAAAGTAGTAAGTTTAAATACTTCTGCTTCCAATGGAACAGGTATTAAAATCCATCCCTCACAACTCCTTATAGACGCTTATGAAGTAAAAGAGGGTAATAAAAGTATTGAAGAACTTAATCCAAGAAATTTAGAATATTTTAATGGAGATGAAGCTCTTTTTGAACAAGAACAAAATGACGAATTAAAACCCTTTATAGATGAATCTAAAAAGATTGCTGATGAAATAAAAGATGTTGAGCAACAAGTTCAAGAAAAAACAATTAAACCAGGAGTAGAAGAACTATTTGAATCTAATCCTGAATTAGCTAATGCTGTATATGAAGCTTTAGGATATAATACTTCAAATATAGATTTAAAAATTAATAGAGTAGGTAATAGAATAAATGTAGTAACGAGTTCATCTAATAATAAAGCCCAAATTGATATTGATATAGAAGGTAAAAGTGCTTATATAACTAACACATTTGTAGAAAAAGAACAACAAGGATTTGGTACTTTATCTTATATAAAATTAGGTAATGAATTAATTAAACAAGGGCTTACATTAACTTCTGATTTAAATGGAGTAGATTTACAAGAAAGTGGTAAAGCACTTTGGGAATCTTTAGCCTCTAAAAATTTAGCATTTTATAATCCTAATATAGGAAGATATGTATTTTCAGGACAACAAGCTCAACAACTTTATTCTCAATATCTTGATACTATAAAGTCAAATGTAATATTACCAACAGATAGAATAGTATTTGGACATCCTACTATTGGTAAAAGTTATTTAAAGCAAAAAGGAAATAATAATTTTATTACTTTAGACGATGATTACGCAAATGAAGTAAATACGTTTATAGATGCTAACAGAGGTTCTGAAACCAGGCAGGAATATAAAGGAAGAAAGCCTCAAGAGTATAATGAATTTATGCTTAATCTATTTGATAGATTAAAAGTACAAGCAAAAAAAGAAGGGAAGAAATTATTTGTTTCAAATACTAATATTCTTAAAGAAAGAATGTCTGAATTTGATAAAGTAATTACTATTCCAAAAGATGAGTTTAAAAAAAGATTTGATGCAAGAGGTGCTACTTATGGTTTTGAAGATTGGAAATCTGATATAGACACTACTATATCTAAAGTAGATAAATCAAAAGTGATTAGCACAACAGGCTATTTATCTGATTTATTAGAAGGTTCTAAACAAGATATAGAAAATTTTGCTAAATTTGTAAAAAATAATGAATCAGGTAATACAAAAGATATGGAAAATTATATGAGTTCTAAATCTGTAGATTACATAATGGATAAATTAATTCAATCTGGAAAAATAGAAAAAAGATGTTAAGAAAAGAGATGTATCAAAAATATAAAAACCAATGTGGAATTTATAAACTTACTATTAATAATAAAATTTATATTGGTAGTGCTAAGAATATAGGTATAAGATTATCTAAACATTTATTAGATTTAGAAAGAAATAAACATCACTCTATTTATTTACAAAGAGCTTGGAATAAATATCAAAATATTGATGTTGAAATTATTGAGATTTGTAATAATATAATAGAAAGAGAGCAATATTATATAGATACATTAAAGCCCCATTTTAATTTATGTATGAACGCTTCTAATTGTGAAGGTATTAAAAGAAGTACAAATCATAAAAATAAAATATCAGAACATCACAAAAACAATAAAGAATATTGGGCTGAAATCTATAAAAATAGAGTTATTTCTCATACTGATGAGACAAGACAAAAAATAAAAGAAAAATCTTTAGGTAGAATATTTTCTGAAGAAACAAGAAAAAAATTATCAGAAGCTAAGTCTTTGCCATTAGATATAATAAAACAAATTATAGAATTAAGAAGTAATAAAATAAGTATAACCAAAGTTGCTACAATATTAAATATTTCAACAACTTCTGTTAAAAGATACCAAAAATATGAGCTGTAAAATAATATATAATAATCAAAATTACACTATAGAATCATTTAAAGATTATTTAGTTAAAAATAAAAACTTGTTTTTGCAAGATTTTATATCACAAGATATAGAAGGATTTAAAGAGTTTGCAAAACAACAATTAGGAGAGGCTAACGAAACAGAATTTCTAAATTTATCAAGAAAACAACAATTAGAAAATCTTCCAAACAATAAATGGTTTAGAAAAGTAGTACAACCTATTATAAATAGGTTCTCTAAGATGTTTCCTAACATTAGAGTAAATATTATTTCCGTAAATGAAATACCTACAGAAGTTCGGTCTAAAGTTGATGCGTTAGATAAACAGATAAATTCATTTTATCACAAAGGACAAGTATATATTATTAAAGAAAGAGTATCAAAAGACATTACAATTGAAGAATTTTTACACCCTTTTATAAATGCTCTTGAAAAAGATAATCCCGAATTGTTTAAATCTCTTTTAAAGGAAGCTAAGGAATTATTTCCAGAGTTGAAAGATAAAGTATTTTTAGAGTATGACAAAGTATATGATTCTATTTTTGATAAGAATAGAGAATTTTTAACACAGGCTCTTACCCAAAAAGTATCTGACTTATTACCTGAACAGCAAACTTGGTTTGATAAGTTCAAAAATTGGTTAAAATCCATTTTAGATAAAATGTTTGGTAGTGATTTTGTCGAAAGAGATATTTCTCAATTAGATGAGAATATGTCGCTTACTGAATTAGCATCTGTTTTAGCAGAAAATAATACTTCTTTTGATATTAAGGGTGATGAAATGACTTATTATTCTCTTTCTAATGAAGAGGTGGATGGTTATCTAAATACTCCTAATATTTCCCCTTTGCAGAAACAATCTCTTACAAAAGTATTAGAAAATAATAAAATAATAGAATTTCAGGAAGATACTCATCAGTACTTTATCAACCCAGATGGAGAAAAAATAGAATTGTTCCCTGTATCTTCATTTGTTTATACTAAGAAATTTACATCAGATTTTTCAGAATATAGCAATTTAGGAAATTTAATACACGATTTAGTAAAACAAGTTAATACATCATCCTCTACATTAACAGACATATTGAATAGATTTAAACAATCTGAATTAGCTGAATTTTATAAAGCTAAGGGGTATCCTGATATTTTCTTAGACCAGATGTTTACATCTATTTATGATTATATAAAAGCCTTAAAATTAAATGGAAGTGTAATAGTAAGCGAAGTTTCTATAGGTAATCAAGAAAATAAGATTGCTGGAACAATAGACCTGTTAGAAATAAAAAAAGATGGTTCTATCACCATTCACGATTTTAAATCTAAGTTATTAGGTAAAAATTCAGTAACTACTTATGGAAAAAAACAAACTCTTGAAAGTAAATTTAAAAGTGAAGAAAATAATCATTCTAAACAATTGACTTTATATGCTAAAATGTTAAAAGAAATTTTAGGATATGATTCAAACATAGAGTTACAAATAGTTCCAATAGGGTATGTAGGAGAAGGTAGTGTTGTAGAAGGAGTAGGAAAATTTGAATTACCTACATCTTATGATTTGAATAACTTGTTTTATAGTCCTATTAATGATAACACTTTAAGCAATTACAAAGTTAAATATCTTACTGATTTTGGAAATAAAATAATTCCTTCTTTTATAGAATCAAAGACTACAAAAGTAAAATCACAAGAGCAAATAGATAGGGAAAAAATACTTTCAACTCTTACTGAAAAATTACAAAATGAAAATAGCGTTGAATTTGAAAAACAATTAGAAAATATTTTTAAATCTATTGTAGATATCTATAAAAAATACGGAAGTTCGAAGGATGAATTAAATAAAAAACTTTATCAAGTGTTTGATAAAGATGGTTTATTTACAAAAACTAAAATTCAATGGGGGGAAATTTATGACAGGTTGTCTGAAGTTGGTAAAGATGACCCAGAACAGATAAAATATTATTTAGCTACAGTTGTGCAATATATAAATTATATTGAAGAAATGTCAATAGGTATAAAAAATATAAGGAATAATTTTGTCAAAATAGTAAATAATGAAGAAAAGTTATCAAATCAAGAAGTTTTATCTTTAATGAAAAAAAGTTTTGATTTGGCACAAGTAAACAAAACTGCTATATCTAACACTCTATATGAATTAAAAGATGAAGATGATAATAATTTATTTGTAAAATATCTTAAAAATGCTCTCTCGGATATAGAAGGTATTGAAAATGAATATTTCAGAAGAACTCTACCTCTTATATCAGAAACCATAAATAAATATTTTTCTGAAGAAGATAAACAGAGAATGATTGACGAATATTCACAAAGACTTGCTAAAGCAAAATATGATGCTGATAATTCTACAGGTTCTGCAAGAGATGGGTATTTGGCAGAAGTAGAAAAATGGCAAAAAATGATTGATTTACTTCCTTCTCCAAATATTATTGCTAAAGTTATACAAGGTGAATTTGGAGATTCAGATTGGTTTTTTAGTAACCTATTTGCTAATATTAATAACGATGATTATGTAATTGCAGGAACTGAAAAGTATATGCAGGATATAATGAGAGATTTGTCTAAAATAGCTAAAATCAATGAAGAAAAAATGGGCAAAGCTCACGATGATTTAGTAAAAGCATTAGGAGTAAGTAAAGATACTCCAAAAGCTCTTAACGAAGATTTAGTATATGAAGTAAAACAATTACATAGAAAGGCAGACGGTTCTACAGAAACTACTATTAGATTAACGTATGTTACAGATGTTGACCAAAATGTTTATTATAAAGAAGATATTTTAAAACATAAAGTAGATACAACAGAAGGAGATGAAAAGATAAAAGCAAAAAAAGAGCTATCTGACTTCAGAAAAAAATACTATGAAAGTAAATATAGTCCAAATTATCAAAAAGTATTAGATAGTATTGACGTTGTTGTTAGTGATGGTAGAAATGGTAGAAATGTAAAAGATGTTTATAATGAAGTAATGCAAACTATTAATGATATTCATCTTCGCAATAACATAAAAGATTTTAATGAGGGAAACTGGGAAGATGGAGAATACGTTGCACTTAGAGAAGCATGGAGAAAGTATAATAACTTATATTCTACTTTTGATAGAAATGGAAATAAAAAAACTGGAGCAGATTTAGAAATCTCTGAAATTCTTAGAGAAAGAAGAAATAAATTAAATGATTTCAGAGTTAAGGTATTTAATGAGACAGCGTGGGAATCAGCAAAAGCTAAAAAAATATCTCAACTTTTAACTAAATATGGTTCAACTGAAGAAGTTCTTAAATCTGAAGAATATAAAGAGTGGCAATCTTTAAATACTGTTATTTCTCCTACTTCTGAATTTTATGAAAAAAGAAAAGAGTTATTGGAAAAAATAAATGAGCTATTAGATAAAAGAGAATATAAGGATGAAAAATTAGCTATAGGATTAAAAGAAAGTTTAAATAGTTATTGGGAACAAATGTTAGCAATAACTAAAGAATATAGAGATTTTGAAAGAGAAATACAAGCAAATGACCTACCAGAATCTGTAAAAAATCAATTAATTGATTTAGAAAGAGCAATTGATATAGCTAATAATCAAATAAAATCTTTGAGAGAAAAAATGTCAATTTCAGATTCAAAAAAACTTGGTGATTTATATGAGCAATATAATTCTATGGTTGAATACAAAACTACTAAATATTATGAAGATGATTTTGAAAGAGCATTATCAGAATTTGCAATTCTAAAAGATTTGTCTATAGCAGAGGTAAAATCTGATAATGAATTATTGAATGAATTCAAGACTACAAATGAATGGTTTATTAATAACCACATTCAAAAATCAAGGTATGATTCAACTATGGGGGAATCAGTATTAACTATAGAACCAGTTTACTATTATAAAGTAATTGTACCTACTAATCCTGATTACATAAAAGAACAACCTGCTGCTCAATATTCTTCTTATGAATTAAAACCTGAAGCTCTTAACCCTAATTATTTAGACCAATTTGGAAGACCTAATGTAAGAAGAGATTCAAAATTTGTAACAGAAAACTTTAGATATCTGAAATTAAAAAATGCTACAGATGCGAAGGGTAAAGCTAAATATCAAGCTATAAAACACTTACAGTCATTTTTAGAAGAAAGACAGAAAGGATTAGATTCTAATAACTATATTTATTATTCAGTGCCTTCTAAACAAAAAACTGTATCTGAACGAGTATTAGATGATAAAGGAACAGGTATTTATACAAACCTGAAAAATAAATTTGTTAGGAATGAGCAAGATGAAAAAGAGCTTGGTACTCGTTCTACTTTTACAAATATGGTAGGAGAAGAAGCTAAATTCATTCCAGTAGAAGGAAAATCTAAAATTGATATAAAAGACCAATCTTATGATATTTGGTCTGCTGCATTAGATTATGGACTAAGTGCTGAAAAATCTAAATTATTTACAAAACACATGCCTGTAATGGAGGTCTTAATAGACCAATTAGAAAAATCTGAAAATCAACCAAATGAAAAAGGTTTAATAGATGTTTTAGGAAAATCATTAAAGGATAAGGGTTTATTAAATGTGTCTACTTCTGTAAAAGGTAAAACTAATACAAGACTTAGAAATGTGCAAAACATTATTGATAGATATTTTTACGATGAATGGCAAAAAGAATTAAAGACTGTTTTTGGAGTAAGTGATGTAAAATTAACAAATACTCTTTTAGGTGCAGCAGGAGCTAATATGATGATGGGTAATATACCTAACTGGTTTGTAAACTTTGCTTCTGGTAATATTCAAATAATGATAGAATCAGTAGGTGAAAGGTACTTCACTAAAAAGGATGTTGCAAGTGCTAAAAGTGAACTTTATACAAAATTGAAAAGAGATATGCTTTCTGATATTTCTAAGACTCACGATAAATCTCTTATTGGGCAGTTGACTGATTATTATGACCCTATGAAAGGAGAGTATTTAAATCGATATGGAGAAAAGTTTACTTGGTCTAAAAGAACTAATCTTAGAGAAGTATTATTCTTTGGTAAAACTTTAGGAGAATGGGAAATGCAAATGACTGTTTTTATAGCAATGCTTAAAGCTAAAAAAGTAGAGCAAATACTACCAGATGGGTCTAAAAAGATTATTTCTCTTTATGAAGCTTATGAAAAAGGAGATAATGGTTTACCTAAGTTAAAAGAAGGTGTTCAATTTACAGAAGAACAAGAGAGAAACTACATGAATAAAATTCATGCAATAAATAAAAAACTAAATGGAGCATATGCAAAAATGGATCAAACCTATGTAGAAAATTATTCAATTTTTAGATTATTATTTTTCATGAAAAAATTCTTTTTACCTCTTTGGATGGATAGGTATGGTAAAACAAGAGGGGATTGGGAATTAGGAGATGTTAGAGAAGGGCATTATATTGCATTTTATAACACAGTTCTAAAAGATTTATACAGATTGAAAGGAAATATCCCTGAAATATTAGCTAAATGGAACAAAACCCCAGAACAAGGTGGGTATACAGAATTACAAAAACAAGCCATTAAAAAAACCTTTACAGAATTAGCAATTATAGCAGGAATGTTTATTGCATTAGGGTTATTAGGCTATGATGATGGTGAAGATGATACAGATACTCAAAAATACTCTCAATATTTTTTCCTGAGATTAAGAAAAGAGATAGCCACATTCACTCCTGTATTAGCTCCCCAGGAATTTATAGGGATATTTTCTAGACCTATTGCTGCTGCTTCGTACATTGGAAATACTGCAAATTTAGTAGAAACTGGTATAAAAACAGCAATATATTACCCTACTGGGCTTTTCGAGGATGATGTTTTATATCAAAAAAAGACAGCGTTGTTTGAAAAAGGTGATTCAAAATTCCTTGCATTAGCTTACAAATTTGCAGGTTTAAAAGTAAATGTATCAGAGCCTCAACAATTGTTACAAGGATACAATTATTCTATCAGATACTAATAAAAAAAAGAGGGAGGTCAAAAATAACCTCCCTCTTACAAACAAACTTTTAAACAAACTAAATTTTAAACAATTCCTTCCAGCGTTGAATAGCATCTACATCTTCAACAATATGAGCAGAGTTTTCTTCTCTTCGTACTAATTTTGTTTCTACTTTTGTAACCTTATTGTCTTTTCCAAATGTAGGGATTTGTTTAGGTACATCTTTATCTTCCTTATTCTTTAAACGTATAATAAGTTGTTCTTTTTCATCATTAGGTAATTTACCTAATGCGAAATCCACTACTTCTTCTAAAAAGAAACCTTCTAATGTTTCTACTTCTTGTTGTCCTGATTCTAAATTAAATGTTCTTTTTCCTTTGTAATAAAATGGTGTCATATTTTAACTAATTTACGTGATGTTACTGTTCCTACTTGTTCTGATGTAATTTCTTCTTGAATTTTAACTCCTGGTACAAATGTAACTGCTTCTGCAATATTATTTCCTTGTTGAGTAGTTACTTGAACTACACAGCCTACAGCTTCTATTTCCATAGCTTTTGTACTTTTCATCCAACCTTCTGCTACTGAACTTGCTTTTGAGATTAATTTAAAAGTGTCTCCGTTACCCCAAAAGACAATATCTTTTACATTTTTTGATGCTCCGTTTGCATCTGTGTTTACTAATGTTTTTTCCATAATTAGTTTTTATTTAGTTACTGCTTTTACAGCCCACATTGCTGCATCTTCTATTTTTGTTTGTGCTGTGGCAATTGCTCTAAATGTTTCAGCATATTTTTCATTAAATTCTTTAGGATTTAGTATTTGATTTTCAGGTAAAACCGAGATACTATTTTTATATCCTTGTAGATAGTCAATTAAGAAAGCACATGTTTCTTTTACTTTCACTACTTCTTCTTTTTGAGAAGGATTAAAATTAACTCCTACTCTTTGTTGACCTAATGTCAATTCTTGTTTTTCTTCCATTTTTTTAATAATTGTTTAAGTGTTCTTTTAATTTGTTATAAATATCTGAGTCAAATTTACAGTTGTATTCCCTATCATTTAATAAAATAATCATCATGGGATTTTCTTTATATTGTAAAGGAGATAAATATAATCCCTTTACACTCTCAATCCTAAAAAAGAATTCTGTCTCTTTATAAAGTTTAGTTGTGTCAATAAAAAGAGTTGTAGGTAAATCATTTTGTTCATCATCTCCTGAAATAATTCTTCTTAATTCTCTCTCCTCTTCCTCCTCTTTAGAGGGCAACATTCCTTTAATTTCTTGCTTTATATCTTCTTCGATATTATCAAGTGTCAATAAAATTACTTTCATCTATAGTCTAATTTTAATTCAGTAGAATATTCTCTACCTTGTTCATAATACAAAAATAAAGAACTTTGTCTTGCTAAATTTAAATACGGCATTAACTTACTGTTATCAATATTATATTTATACTTAGCCCAGTAAACAAATAGACTTTTAGCTAAAGTTATTTTATTTCTTCTATTTAGTTGTTCTTTATTTTTAGGTTTACGACCTGTTATTTTAGTCTCAAGAACCTCTTTACAATTAGTTCCTAATGCATTACATATTGAGTCTAATAAATCAACTAATTTGTATTCTATACTCATAAAAACTTTATTTTAACCTGTTCTATAGCTTTTTTATGTTTTTCAGTTGGAAACCCATTTGTTTTCTTAGAATGACAATTGTAACAACAAAGAAATATATTTTCTTCCATTAAAGCAAATTGTTCATACTTAGATTTTTCGAGCAAATGATCAAAGAATATACTTAAAGGTTCATTTCCTAACCATAATCCACAAGATTCACAATAATGTCTTCTTTTTGCCCAAATATCATAAAACATGCTAAACTGCTTAGAAGTATATTCTTTCTTTTCAATGTCTTTAATTTTTTGTTTAGCTGATTTATAAGAAATCTTTTTAGGAGGATTTAAAATAGAAGAGCAGGACTTACACAGTCCTGCTTTCCATATAAATTGCTCAACATTACAATTCTTGCAAACTTTTTTCTTTTTAATCATTTTTCTTTTAGTAAATATTTATTGTTAATTACTTTAAAACTAAAATTGTCTTCTATACAACGCCATACTAAACCTTCCACTGGCACTTTTGGATTTAAAATATCAGGTATATCTGAAATTTTTAATATTTCTTCTAAAGAATAGTTTAAAATAATTTTTTTGTACAAAGGACATACTGGTATATTCCACTGTTTACAAACATCTAAAATTTCGTTTTGTTTTAATTTTATTCCATTTACATAAATATTAAAAATTCTGATATCATCTCTTTGTAGATTGTGATAATTTCCATTAAATTTACCTATTGCTTCTCCTTGAATTATAATGTCATTTGTTTTATAATAATTTACAAGTTTTACAATATGGTTTTCAAAATTAGTTTCTTTAAACACCTTATACCAATCATTTTTAGTATCGTGTAGTTCAAATCTTCTACTACATATTCTATATCTAGACTTTCCTAAAACTTTATTATGAATAATAGTAATTGAGCTTCCATCCAATTTATAACTAACTATAAATTCTTTTCCTTGATATTTTTTTAAAATTTCAGGAATATTTTGTATTCTCTCTTCATCTGTAATAGATACTAAGTTTGTGGGGAAAGGGCTTCTTGTTTTAGGTCTTAGATATGGGAAAGCCTTGTAAAGAATATTATATTTAAGTAGATAAATCCATTTTTTATACCAAATTTTAGGCATTTTTGACTTTTCATATTTAATAGGATTATTATCAGGCTTTTCATATTTTTTAATTTCTAAAATAGTTGTTACGTCCTTACCTTCTTTAAATTTACCATAATCTATAGTGTGCAACACTTCTTCTATTTTAAATAAAATCCCTTGACTTAATTCTTTTTTTAGTTTGATGGTTCTAATTCTAAAATTTCTTTCTTTTAAAAATTGAAATTCAGGTTTATCTGGAACTACAGTATCTATTTGAATATAAACACACAAATCTCCAATTTGAAATTGATTTTTTTTAGTTACTACTTGCCAACCTAGAACTCCTACAAGTTCTATATTATCAGCACCTCTTATTTCTTTTTTCCATAATATTTTTTGTATGCTAGCTAAATTACTCATTTAATTCTTTTTAATTTATTTGTGTATTTTTTTATACTCTTTTCCATAACATTTTTTACATAAATGTTTTATTACTTTATCAATTCTTTTGCATTTTATACATTCTCTATTAAAGTTACTAATTTTAATTAATTGAAATTTATCATATTTTCTTTGTAAATAAACAGTAGCGTCTTTATACAACCAATTTTTAATTTTAATTAAATTTTTACTACTTTTCCATGCAATTGAAATTATATTTAATGGAGAGGTCTTAGAATGTATAACTTTATTTTTCTTTATATTACATTTTTCTACTAATATTTCTTGAATTTTTGTAATTAATGCGGTATTACCCACTATCGAAAATATAGGTTGCTTACCTAAACTATAATATATGCAACCATCTCCATCAAACACACCTCTTATAAAATGACTATGAAATTCTTCTGGAATATCGGGAAAATATGTTTTGTGTGTTTTAGCAGGAATTATTCCATATTTTGAAAGGTCATCAACTAATTTATTACTTGTAAAAGTAATAGAATACGTTTTAGATCTATTTGGATAATTTTTAGTATGAATATTACCTGAAAAATCTATAAATTTTTTTAATTTTATAATAATATCTAAATCAATAAGTTCTATTTGTAATTTGTTTTTATAAACGTTTCCATCAGCCATTAATAATCCAAGAAAATAAGCTTTATCTTCAGTATCTATTTTTTCAAAATAATCTTCATTAAAATTAAATTTATTAGGTTTAATAATAATATTTTCTTTTCTCAAAATATTAATAATTGTTTGACTACTTCTCCCATCTATTTTAGAAATTTTAATAGAACTGATATTATTTTTATAATAATTTACTATTTCTAAATTTGTGAGCATTATTTTAATAAATGTTTTTTATTAGTCATTAAAAAATAAGTGTTCCAAAATAATAACCTAACTTCTTTACTTAGACCTAAATTAGCTAATGTTCTTTTCATTGCAATTTTCCTACCTTTGTCTTTACAAAATCTATCTCCTGTAGCCAAAGTTGCTACTCCAATTCCAACTAAATTCTTTTCATTATTGTTTTCAATAATGCACTTTGTGTAAGGTGATTTATCATTTTTAACATGATGAAAAAAACTCACCCAATATTCTACTCCACTATTTAATTTTACTTTCATATTGTATTTCTATTTTATCTTGTTTTAAAGGACATTTTTCTAATGATTCTAAATAATTCATTTCAAACCATTTTTCATAATCAAAGTATCTATAAGTATGGTAATCCATTCTTTCCAATTTTAAAAATTTTAACAGATTACAACTTATACATACTTCTTTTCCTGTAGAATCATAATCTATATCTTCTACTACAAATGGACAATTCATGCAATTAGTTACTTCAATTTTCATTTTGTTTATTTAATTGTACAAATAACATATCTGCGTTAGTAGCTACTTTAGCTAAGTGATTGCATCCATCATCATCTATTAAAGAAGTACCATATTGCAAATGTTCTTTAACTGCTAATAGATGTCTCTCCATAGATTCAAACAATTCAATAGGGTCAATATCTTTATATTTATTACCTCTTGGATATTTTGATTTATTGACAGTCATCACTTTTAACATTTCTTTAGTAAATCTACTATCTAATTCTGTAGTCATTAATTTACCCTCTGATTCTTTTATTCCTTCGTTCATTTTCTTTTAAATTTTTTAAAAAACCTATCATTTTTATTAGCTATGGATTTCCAATCGCAAACATCATATTGATTAGTTAATTCTTCAGATTCCTTCAACTCTTTCTCTTCTTTTAGAAGAATTTTATTAACTCTTCTAAATTTCCTGTTAGCTGATTGTTTCTTATTTTTAGTAACATCTTTTACAATAGCATTCTTTTTAATACTCCTGCTCATAATCATCTTGTGTTAAATCAATTACAATACTTTTTCTCAATTCTTTTATTACTTTGTAGATACAAAATACACTTACTAAAATAAGTAATCCTATTATTTTTATCATATCTCAAGTAATTTACAAATGTATCGAAAAGTATTTATATCTTTACACTCCCCAAAATAAATACAATTTACACCTTTATAAGGACGATCTGCTTTACCATAATTTATAATATATGATTCTATGGAAAGCCTTTTATTTTCAAACCTATAAAATAAATTATATTCTATGCCTGTCATATCATCATTTAGATCATAAATGCCCGTATTTTTTACACCTTTAATAATGTTGTAGGGAAAATTTTCGACTTTCCATCCTTCAGCTTCTATTTGTTCTTTAGTTAGATATGGAACTCTAATTTTACCTTCTTCTATATCTCTCATTAAAGCATAATGAGGATTATCGTCATAATCGTAGTCATTTGAAAATTCATTAACTTTGTCCCATTTACCATTTCTTTCTCTTTCATATTGATAACCGCTATAAATATCTTCTATTTTAGGTATAAAATATTTTTGTTCTTCCATAATTATAAAATTAAAAACCTACCACAAATATAAAACTATTCATGGTAGGCTTGTATTAAATGTTTGTTATTATCCACACTTCGATAAATTTTCTGTTACCGATTTACACAATTCTATAAAGTATTCTTCAGAAAATGCATTTTTCATTTTATTAATATCTTTGTGAACCCATTGAACGTTTTCTTCTATATAACCTTTATTATTATCAATTCTATCTATTGAACCTGTTTGTTCTCCATCTACAAGATAACCTAATTTTAAAGGTATGTCACTGAGGCTACATTTTTTATTTTGTTTTAAATATAACTCCCACGCATATTCTATTGTTATAGAAAATTCATAATTTCTATCTTTAGCTCCTGTTTTTAATGCAGACCAATAACTTCCTGATATATCTTTGTAACCTTTTCTACAATGAATTGATTTTACACCTTTATATTTTTCTATTCTGCATTTATTACAATTTTTAGAATGGTAAAAATTAGATATTTTCTTTTCGTGTATTGATCCACAAATACATTTACCTTTGCCATAAGTCTTATTATCTTTTTTAAAAGTTTCAATTATCTCCCACCCATTTATCCTATCTCCTACTTTTAACATATTTTTTCTTCTATTTTCTATAGATGTTTTTCTACTGCAATTAAAACACTCTTTAGATAAACCTTTTTGGAGGTTATAACTACATACAGATTTTGATATTCCGCATTTACATATAACCTCACAAAAAAGTTTTCTATTTTTCAAATTTCTTGAAATGTTTTTAACTGTCCAATTTCCAAATTTATTTCCTATTTGTATTTCCATGATTAATATTTTTTCTTTATTTTCAATAAAATATAAGAAATAAATTTTGTAATTGCATTATTTAACAATTAATTAACATTTAGAATATCCGCAAGAGGTGCATTTTGTACATCCTTCTTCTCTCATCATAGTTTCCTGTCCGCACTCTGGGCAAGATTCTTTTAATTTTTTTGGTTTTACATATTTAGATAATACTCTTGCCCAGA